TGGCATGCATAATACATGACAAAATGGTGTGCGACAGCGAAACTAGCTCAAGATGAATAAAACCCCATCGGGTTCCCTACTGTATAGGAAACCCTTCTACCATCAGGTAGTAGGAATGGGAGTTTTACCATTACAGTTTCTCATGCTTGCACTCAGTGACTAGGTAGCCTTCCTCGAAGGACCATAGAAATTACTTCTATGGGAAATCTATCAGTCGCGGAACTCAAATCCGCCGAACAGTAGATTCCACCCGAGTTTAAAAGTCGGGATTTCTCTTTAAGGAAACCTCCTTGGTCATGAGTGTGGTCCTGAGGTATCGCTTTTAGGAAGTCAAACAGGTAGTGGTGGAACGGTTTGAGAACAGTCTGGGATCAATAATCCCCAATGGCTATTACTCGAACTTTCCCCTCTTTGTCCGGGAAAGTAGAAATTTTTCTACTTTCAATCGAACCTCTTTTAGCAATGGTCTCACTTGAGAACCATTCTGGAAAGAGAACCTGAATTGCTCCTAGAAAGCGAAGTACTAAAGCTAGGCGTTGCCGGAACTTCTCACCTCCTAATACCATGATAGCCTCAATAACCTCCTTATGAGGTAAGAGAGCTATCAGGTCAAGGAAAGAAGTCCAGAGCGCGTGCCCGTTGGGTCCAGTCTTGGTAGTAAAGTGGAACTTTGTCCAGCGTAATTTACGCGGGATCATGCTTCCACTCATTCCCCACTGGAAACCATTAGCCCTTCAGTAAGAGACCGTGTACGCCGACATATCCTCCAAGACTGAGGTATAAACCTCAGCACCCGAAATTCGGGGCTTGGTGATAGCGTCGTAGTCGGGATCTCGTCCTAAAGCTAAGGCTCTAGTAGCGTTTAGAATGGTTAAAACCATTCTAATATCGCCGTGGCTCCCTTGTTCAAGGGCAGCCCTAATACTAGGTCCAAGGCGACGGGGCAAGCCTGACACTAAGGTTACACCCTCTACTTGGGTCAATGGCTTTCCTTCAAGGAACTTCATGACAGCCAAGCGAGCAGTCTTAACCCATTTTAGTCCCTCTGCCGATCCCCGATGTTTAAAGACATCTGAGATGGATAGAGACAACTTATTATACTCTCCGGCTCCAGCAGTAATACTTATCTTAAAGCTGGCAAGTATCCAACGTAAGACTCGAGGTACAATAGTACCGTAAAGTCGAATTGGATCCTTACGAAGCTTAAAGAAAAGGCCTTTCGGCTTCTTCTTTAATACTTTCT